CTTATTGTTCTCAATTAAAATAGGCATACCATAAAAAACACAAGCCATCAATACTTCTTCAAAGAATATCTCTGCTGTTTGTGGTCTTGCTATATATTCTAAGAAAAACTCATTAGAAGGCGCTTCGTCCATATTAAATTTAGTAAGTCCGTGCAAAGACCCATTAGACCCTCTACCACCAACTACTGCAGATATATCATACGAGTCACACCCAAACGACCCTATGTGTTCATTACCGGGATGTCGCATTCCATTCTTAAAGTAATGGTTGTTCTGTAAGTGTTTAGCAGGTGTCCAACTAACTAAGAATCTACCTCTTGAGTCAGGAGTAAATATAACCTCAGTATCTTTCATACCATCTCTCCAATGAAACGAACCACGCGTAGTATAATGCTCTTTTATTAAACTGTCGTTATAGTCTATCTGTTGGTATATCTTTGTAAGATTAAATAAAGATTGTTTACTTTCATCTCTAAATGCGTGAGACTCTGTTCTTGGAAACTGACGATAAAACTCATTCAGTGCATCAGCATCGTTCTTAAGAGAATCAACCTCTGCTTCCCAATAATCAACAGCTCCATTTTTAATCATCATACCATCAACTCCCTTAATAGGGTCTTCAGGCTTCTTAAATACAGGCATACCATACAAGTCTATAAATCCCTCCATATTCCATTCCATAGGAATAAATAAAGCATACAGACCACTTTTAGTTTGACCATTGGCATTACGAGTAGTAACTACTGAATCCTCAAACATATCCTTATAGTTTTGACCTCCTTTAGATAATGCATTTGATGTTGAGCCCATCATACATTTACCAATGATTTTAGACCCCAATCGAAGACAGGTTTTAGTTACTCGCCAATTCTCTTTAATGTTATTTGGCTTAGTCCATTTACCACTATTTAAACTTAAGGTAAAGTCTTCTAATATTAATTTTCTTTCATCATCATTTTCTCCGTCTACTTGTATTCCTATATACTCTCCTTTATCTAAATATTCTACAGAAACTTTATTTCTTCTTCCTCTTGTTTGAGGAGTGTAGTCTTCAAAAGATTTCTTTTTAGTGATAATCGGTATTCTTGCAAGGTCTCCTGATATAGCTAATTTATATACATCAGTATTATAATTACTTATGCTATGTTTTACATTAGAACAAGATAAACCGCAAGATAAAGCTATAAATCTAATAGAGTCAACTATATGTTTTTTACTCATTCCAATTTCTATAGCCCCTTTCTTTTTATCAGAATAACCATCAGAATCAATTAATCCTGCTAATAACTGAAGTCTTGTGTCTATTGAAGATTTAAGATATTGCTCAGGTATATGCTTATTATTATACACCCCTATATCTCTTAACGATTGATTAATTCCTTTAAATTTAAACTCAATTATTTTTTCACAAGATACTTTTTTAAGTTCAAAAGGAATGTTTTTCATTTCAGCAATCATACCTAAATAATGTAATAATTCGGGCTCTTCTTCTTTATTTACTAATATTGTAAACGCTTGTTTTCTACCATCTCCTAACCACAATCCTAACAAATAAGGAGGTATTCCATTAAATATATCTTCAGATTCTATACCATTAGATACAATTCTTGTTAAATGTTGCTTCCTATATTTAGATGAATTAAAAAATTCTTTAGCAGTTAATATTACTTCTCCTTTATTATAATCGTTTAATACTAATCTGTGATTTTCTGTAACTATATAATCCTTACCGTATGGTTGTTTTATTAAATACCTGTCAGTTTCTCCTGATGTTTTCTTAGTAACTGTTTTTATCTTTCCGCCTTCAACAATAATTTTATCTCCTATATTAATATCTTTAATCTCTTTAAATGTCCAATCTTCAGTAAGTATTAATGTATTAGGAGCATAGCACTCATCGTGAGCCAAGAACAATAACTTTTCCCCATCATAAGAGTTATCTTCTGTATTCTTCCAGTCAATTGACGTATCTAAGCCTTCTATAATTTCAGCCTCAGTATCGTACATATTCTTCTTTGTAATCTTAGATGCAGGCACACGGAAAGCCAACTCTGTCTTTGGTTTATCCATACCATCCATAATAGGTTTGAAGAAGAAAGGTAATCTACTATTAATTGGAACTACCTTATCGGTAAACATTTTCTTAGCATCGGCTCCTGTCTTAGACAATATCCCAATACGGGAATCTCTCGCAAGAGTTCCTATGTTTACACACTCAGATGATGACATAAAAGAGAATCCTGAACGTCTAATCTTCAAGTATATCATTCCAAAACTTCTTGTGTCTGCTTTACAAGCTTCCCAAAAAATCCAATAGATTCTATTTGCTTCACGGAAATCAGGATAACCAACGTCAATACTTGACCATTGTAAATACATATAATGAGACCCTGTAATATAAGTAGGCTCTCCGTTATTCATAAACCAATATCCTTTTTCTCTATAATCAAACTCTTGCTCGATATAATCTACCCATCTGTTTTTAAATTCAGAAGGCATTTCATTCCATTGAAAGATTGATTGTATTCTTGAGAGTTGCTTTGGCATTGGTTCTCTCTCCCAATATTGCTCTATTTTTGAAGTACTTCTTTTATGACATTCTTTTGGAGCTTTAGGTAATGCAACATAAAGACCGGAGATATTAACTATCTCGCCTATCTCACCAGTCTTTGATATTACTACAACATCATACTGCTCGTTATAACCATACAGCCAAGACTTATTACCATTTTTCTTGGTAATAGCGTTAGATGGTATATAGTCTTTAACTACAGTGTAGATATTATTTTGACCTTCTTTCTGCAAATCCTTGTTTTGTATCCGTTTTACTTTCTCCTTTTTCTGCTATTTCAAGATTGTCTTTCTCTGTTTCTATTCTATTAAGAATCTCGAAAGCATCGAATATAGCTAACTTCTTTGTAGCTGCTGCGTTCTTTAGTTTGTCAGCTGCTAAATCATCTCCGTCCATATCAGGATTTAAGATTGATTCTTCTGCAACTTTAATAAGTTCTAATACTGCCTTATGACCGGCAGCAATAATTTTTAGTTTTGTTTCTTTAGTTGTCATAGCTTCATCGTAATTTGGTGGTCGTACATACGATATAGTTTCTCTCCATCAACGGTGAACTCGTATTCACTATCGGGAGTAAAACAAACAAAGTCATCTTTTTTGATTCCTTTACTTAATAAGTATTCATTTGGATAAACCATCTGCCCCATTAGAGGTTCTTCTGAAAAAGGTTTTTTAATATACGATTCAGTTGCAGCAATTGGTCTAACAAAACAATATCTATCGTAGGCATACCAAGTAGTACCTTTCTTATACATAAAGAATTGTTCTGTTTCTATAAAGAATAAGTCATCTCTAAAAAAGCTCTTTCCGCTTCTTTGACGACCTCTAACATCGTTATAATACTTAAAAGCATTATGATGTACTAAAAGAGTGTCTCCTATAGATATAGGACCATTGTAGCCAACAGGTAATTCAATAACTTCTGCGAATCTATTAGAAAACTTGTGGTCTTCTTCAGAGGTACTTACTATAAATTCAATACCTCCTATCTCTCTTGTGTTATCGTATCTTTTCCCATTTATAGGCTTTGCTATAAAGTAGAACGGTGATTTCATTAAAAATCTATATTAAATTCGATTGAAATTGGAACCGTAAAGGTAAACTCTTTCCACAAGACTACCTCATCTTTTTTGTTAATTATGTAAATTAATATTGATTTTGTTTCAATATTGTACTTAATTAAGTGAATTTCATTAGAATCGCCAAGTATTTTTTGACCTACAATGTAGTGCATAGCACCATTTTTGTAATCCGGTCCAATTGATATTTTACGAATATCCATTTAGCTTAAATTTACCACATCTACGGTGTACCCTAATGTTTCATATTCCAATTTAGAATACAATTCAGCGCTTGATAAATCTTGCATTTGTCCTTCTTCTAACTCTACAGTTATATTTGACATTGGCACATCCGTTAATAATATACTTGCCCCACTTTTATAGGCTTCTTCACTCTCGTATGTATACGATGCAATTTCCAATGTTACTCCATTTGGTCTTGCTCCATACTCTAAACGAGCATAAACGCTTGGTAATTCAATTTCTGTTCCTTGAATTAAAATCTTTTTTTCTGCCGTAGCACTTACTAATAGTCCCATTTTTTATTTGTTTTTAAATTATGAATGTCCAACCTGTTGATTTATATATGTATAATCCTTCCGTTGCATCTGTGCAATAAACCATTAATCCAACCGCTGGCAATGATATTGCTGTCCTTTG